GATGAAGACGAAGACGATGACGAGGAGGATGATGAATGAGAATGCAAAATGAGCTCATGCATTATGCCTCAAAATACTATGACCCTGTAAAAGCTCATGAATACTATATGAGAACGAGAGAGCTCAAGGGCAGGCGTTCAATGTCCAGACTCAATGATGAAGGAAAAGAGATCTGGACCTATACCAAAAACGAGATAGGGAACGAAAAAAAGCAAAAGGTATCCGAGGCTCAGGAGACGCGACGCAGGAACATAGAGGCACTTCGTCAGCAGGCATCCGAAACAAGGGAAAGGATAAGTTCAAGACTTAAGGAATTAAATCAGCTTCTTAACGAAAGGTCAAAACAGCAGAAGGATACTGTTCGTGACCAAAAGCAGTCCAAAATAGATTCTCTGAGAGATCAGACTATACCCAAAGGTTTATCGAAAGAGGAAAAAGCACGGCGACGGAAACAAATAAATGAGCAGATAGACCGCATACGCGGAGATGCGAAGGTGAAGACCTCCGAAATAACCGAATCCACAAAAACGGAGCGGAAGGTCAATCGGGAAAGTGCATCTTCCCAACGCAAACAAGTAGCCGAACAGCTTAAGACTGTAATCGCGGCGGCAAGAGAAGCCTACAATCAGGCAAAGACTTCTTTAGACAATTCTTATGAGAATCTGTATCAGGCTGAGTTCGATAAGATAGAGTCTGAATACGGTAAGAAAGGAAAGAAGAGGAGGAGATAATCAAAATGGAGTATGATTTCAGCGGATGGGCAACGAGAAACAATCTCAGATGCTCAGACGGACGAACAATAATGCGTGATGCGTTCAAGCACAATGACGGACAGACGGTCCCTCTTGTCTGGAATCATCAGCATAATGAGCCGAGCAACGTAATAGGACATGCTCTGCTCGAAAACAGAAACGAGGGCGTCTACGCCTATTGCAGTTTTAATGACACCGAAAGCGGAGCCATCGCCAAAGCATTGGTAAAGCACGGTGACATTAAAGCTCTTTCCATTTACGCTAATCAGCTCAGACAGAACGGCGGAAACGTCATTCATGGAGAGATACGCGAGGTGAGCCTCGTTCATGCAGGTGCTAATCCGGGAGCATTCATCGATTCGGTTATGGTACACGGTGAAGACTCCGAGGATGAAGGAATTATATATACAGGGGAGGAAATCTTTTTGGCACATTCAGAAACAGAAACAAAAAAACAGACCGAAGAAACAGTTGGTGACGTTTTCGATTCTCTTACCGAAAAGCAGAAGACCGTAGTCTATGCTCTTATCGGTCAGGCGCTTGAAGACGCCAAAAACTCAGACGACGATGAGGAGGAAAGAGAAGAAGTGAAGCATAACGTGTTCGACACAGACAGACAGTCGGAGAACGGCTATCTGAGCCATTCGGATGAATCAAATATTCTCAATCTTGCAAAGAGCAATAGCGTAGGCAGCCTGCAGGATGCAATAAGCATCTATATGGAACAGGATAATGCGCTTGCGCACGGATTTGACAGCATTGATGAGCTGTTTCCGGATTACAAGGATGTAAGACCCGGCGCGCCCGAATTCATTGAGAGAGATCAGGGTTGGGTAACGGCAGTAATGCAGAAGGTGCAGAAAAGCCCAATCAGCAGGATAAGAACAAGACAGACTGATATTCGCGACCTTACAGGCGAAGCGGGTCTCAGAGGTTACGGCTACAGTAAGAGAAACGTAGCCAAGAGCATTGCCGGCAACGCCAAGCTCCTCAAGAGAACTACCGATCCTCAGACTGTATACAGACGCGATGCTCTGCACAGAGATGATATTATCGACATCACCGACTTTGACGTCGTCGAGTATCAGTACAAGATAATGAGACAGAATCTTAACGAGGAGATCGCAACAGCTATCATGATAGGTGACGGCAGAGATGACGGTGATAACGATAAGATATCCGAGGAGCACATCCGTTCGATCTGGCACGATGACGACCTCTATTCAATAAAGGTGGACGTTGATATAGATGCCGCAAGAGACGAGCTTCAGGGCACGGGAACGGCTCAGAATTTCGGCGATAATTATATTTATGCAGAGGCTATCATCAACAGCTCGCTGTACGCCAGAGAGCACTACAAGGGCAGTGGTAAGCCCGACTTCTACTGCACTCCGCATCTTCTCAACGTGATGCTTCTTGCAAGGGATCTCAACGGCAGACGCATATATTCAGATGTCAGCGACCTCGCAAAAGCTCTTAATGTCAACACTATCTACACTGCCGAGCAGTTCGAGGGCAAGACGAGGACTACAAAGACAAACGCTGTAAAAAAGCTTCTTGGAATCTTTGTAAATCTCGCAGACTATCAGGTCGGTTCGACGAAGGGCGGCGAGATCACCCGCTTCAATCAGTTCGATATTGACTTCAATCAGGAGAAGTACCTTATCGAGACAAGGATCTCGGGCGCTCTCACGAGAGTATATTCCGCGATCGTTCTTGAAGAGCCTGTAAACCCTTAAAAGGCTTAACGGTAGATGCTGAAGTTGACACGGATATAGACCTTTTCGGAAAGTATGTTGACGATCTTCAGGATGATATAGTGATAGGTAAAAATTCTATATCAGGTACACTCAAGTACGTTGAAGATTACGACGGCTTTTCCGGAGATACGTCCTTAAACAGCGGTAATTATCTCGTGATCCACGCAGAGGTTCCCGATGTTGAAGGAGTTACCATATCTGTAAAGGTAACCAATCCCGTCACACTTGATGATGACGGAATAGCCGTACTTCGCATTGCCGATAAGAGCACGCAGACTGTAACGGTCGTGGCGCGCAAAGAAGGATACAGCGACGTAACAAAAGTGTTTACCCTCACCGACCTCGTTTGCGAGGCAGAATAACGGAGGGAATTCAAAATGAAGTATTATGGGACTATCGGCTACGGAATTACTTCTGAGACGAGACCGGGTATATGGGAAGAAGAAGTGATTACCGAGCGACACTATTACGGTGATATAGTAAAAAGCAGTATAAGGGCTCAGACGGCTTCTAAAATAAACGATGACGTTTCGTTCTCTAATGAATTCAGTATCGTAGCCGACCCATATGCTTTTGAAAACTTCACTTTCATAAAATACATTACTTATGCGGGTGTAAAATGGAAGGTAACCAATGTTGAAATACAATACCCGAGACTAATAATCAGCATAGGCGGTGTTTACAATGGCTAAAACCAGAGAAGAACTGCACACAATACTTACCGCATTGCTCGGGAGTTCAAACGTGTATTATCAGCCCCCGGAAAGCATCAAAATGAGATACCCCGCAATAGTATACTCAAGAAGCAATATGAAGAATGAATTCGCTGACAATGGCATTTATTCGAGACTGAACGCGTATGAAATCACCGTTGTTGAAAGAAACGCGGACAGCGTTATTCCCGACAAACTTATTGCGCTGCCTTATAGCAAGTTTGACAGGGCTTTTGTCAGCGACAATCTATACCATAACGTATTTACACTATATTTTTAGGAGGAATTGAAACATGGCAAGAATAGAATGGGACGAGATCGGCACCAGATATTTTGAAACAGGTGTCAAAAAGGGCGTTCTTTATCCGTTTTCTAACGGTGCATATTCGAGCGGCGTTCCATGGAACGGACTTACTGCAGTCAACGAAAGCACGTCAGGCGCAGAGATAACCCCGCTTTATGCCGATAACATCAAGTATCTTAACCTGATGTCAAATGAAGAGTACAAAGCAACAATAGAGGCTTATACCTACCCTGACGAGTTCGCAGAGTGTGACGGCTCCAAGGAAATTGCAACGGGTGTTGTTATCGGTCAGCAGAAGAGAAAACCGTTCGGCTTTTCTTATCAGACTCTTATCGGCAATGATACCGACGGCACGGATCTCGGTTACAAGATACACCTCGTCTACGGCGCGATGGCTTCTCCTACAGAGAGGAGCTACTCAACCATTAACGAGAGCCCCGAGGCTATGACCTTCTCATGGGAGATCTCAACAACTCCCGTAGACGTTGAAGGCTTCAAGCCGACTTCGTCAATAACCATAGACAGCACTAAGGCAAATGCTACTGAGCTTCAGGCTCTTGAGGATATTCTTTACGGCACTGTAAACAGAAGTCCGAGACTTCCTCTGCCCTCAGAGCTCGCTACGATATTTGCTACGAGTGTCATCTCCGGCACATGATTGGAGAGTAGCGTATGGCAGGTAACAACAGACCATTAACATGGGACAATACAGGCGAAAGATATTTCGAGACCGGTATCGACAGGGGTGTTCTGTTTGTTCTCAGGTCAGGCAGATATTCTACAGGAGTGCCCTGGAACGGTCTTACTGCGGTGAATGAAAGTACATCCGGGGCGGAATCCAATCCTGTTTATGCCGATAATATGAAATACCTGAACCTCATTTCCGCCGAAGAATACAAGGCAACGATAGAGGCATATTCATATCCCGATGAATTCAAACCTTGTATCGGTGAGACGGAAATAAAAAGAGGATTATTCGCCGGTCAGCAGAAGAGAAACCATTTCGGTTTTTCATTCAGGAGCAAGCATGGCGATGACGTTGAAGGTGCCGATAAGGACTATAAGATTCATCTTATATTTGACTGCATAGCATCCCCCTCAGAGAGATCCTATGCCACAGTAAACGAAAGTCCCGAGGCTATGCAGTATTCGTGGGAGGTATCAACTTCTCCTATAAATATTGACGGCGGTAAACCCTCGGCAAATCTTGTTCTCGAATCCAAGCGCTTTCGCAGCGCGGGTCTTATGAACGTGCTTAAAAGGATAGAGAATATTATTTATGGAACGGCAACTACCGATCCGACGTTTCCTACGATGGCTAACATCATGGATGCGTACGATCTTGAAATGTATCTCAGAGACAGCACCAATGACGAGCTCCTCGACAGTACGGGAGCCAAGCTGATCTCAAGAGTATTTGACTGATAACAAAGGGTGTCTGTGCAATGCAGGCACCTTTATTTAACTTAAAAGGAGAAGAAAAATGCTTAAGAAAACAATCACTTATATCGACTATAACGGAAACGAAAGGACCGAGGATCACTATTTCAACCTCACCGAAGCAGAGGCAATGGAAATGGAGCTCAGCACAACGGGCGGACTCACCGAAACAATAAGAAGAATCGTAGAGGCTCAGGATAACCCTGCGATCTTCAAGATATTCAAGGAGCTCATACTCAAGGCTTACGGCGTAAAGAGCCCTGACGGGAAACGCTTTATAAAATCCGAAGAGATCTCCACGGCTTTTTCTCAGACCGAAGCATACTCCAAGTTCTTTATGGAGCTTGCTACCAATGCTGATGCGGCAGCAGCTTTTGTAAACGGTATTACGCCGAAGACAGCTGCCAAATCGGACGACAGCGTTTCCCTTAAGACTATAAATAATGCTTGAGCTGCACATTCGCGGCAGGGAATCATGGGATGAAGAAAAGGAAGAGTTCCTGTATGATTCAGCAGACGTAAAGCTTGAACACTCATTAGTATCGCTTTCAAAATGGGAATCAAAGTATTGCAAACCGTTCCTGTCAAGAGAAGAAAAGACTTCCGAGGAAACCATAGATTACATACGATTTATGGCGCTTAATGAGGTTTCGCATGACGTGTTTGATTTTCTTACGGAAAGTGACATGAGAAAAATTGAGAAGTACATAGAAAGTCCCATGACCGCTACTACCTTCTCAAAAGACCCCAACAGATACGGAAGCAGCGAGCAGGTTACCGCCGAGCTGATATATTATTGGATGATAG